GGCGTCGGCTCCACCGGCACCAACCTATATCCTGGGATGGACAGGATGGCGTCGGCGGCGGGGCCGGGGTGCAGATCGTGAGGCCAGCCGTAGGACCGTTGCAGCGCCGTCTTGATGTCGTCTCTCAGGCTCATTGTGGTCGATCCAGTTTAATGACGATGCTGTCCGGGTTCTCTCCGGACAGGCGGAGGGTGGCCTGCTCCAGTTTCGCGGACAGCTCGGGCCAGTCGGTCGCGGTGATGCGCTCGCGCTCTGTGGGGACACCATCGCGGACGGTGCGGATTGAGGCGTTCAGCATCAGGCTCATTGTGCGTCCTTTGCTCGGAGAGCCAGGATTGCAGCCTGACCCAATAGAATGACGTGCTGTTCGCCCCACGGGTCTTGGCTGCCTCGATGGATGTTCTCCTTTTCCCACTGACCGTGGGCGTCTAAGATGGCGCGACCTACAACAAGCGCCTCGGAGCGATCAGGAGCCTCGATCAGATCACGCATCGGCGGTGTCCCGTAGGGCTTGGCGGGCTATGGTTTCCTCTTCGGAGTCTGCATACGAGACGACCTCAATCTGCTCCAAAGCCATCCGTATCCGCTCCACCTTGGCCTCGGCGGCGTCGCGGGCCATGCCCATCGCAACCATGTCGTTCATGGTATCGACGTGCTTGACCTCCCACTTCGCCTGTTCAAGCTCGGCAACGCGCCTCGTCAGCCTGTCGATCTCCGCCCGGGCGGCGGCGAGGGCGCGAAGCGCATCGTCGGACGCCAGTTTCACCACACGGGTTTCGCCGTCGCCAGCGCCGACGAGAGGGCCTGCCACAGCTTCCAACTTCCCGCCTTTGATGTGGCTAGTCATGGGCGTGTCTCCAAAAGATCGGGCTGGCCCATCTTCAAGAACCGGGTGACGCGCGCGTTTTTGCCGTGCTCCTTCGCGTCGTAGGTCAGGTGGCACCGCTGGCACATGGCTCGAAGGTTGGACGGGTTGTTGTTCTCCGGGGCATGGTCGAGATGGGCGACCGTCAATACGACCTTCGACCCGGTGAGCGGATGCGGCTCGCCATGTGCGGCGCGGCAGTCTGGGTAGAAGCCCGGCGAGCCTTCGCAGCGCCAGCCCGCACGCTCGCGAACCGACAAGCTGATCGCCCTCCAGTCTTTCGGATAGCGAGCTTTCTGGCAGGGGCGGATCGGCATCTACTTCCCCTCCTGTGGGGAGAGGGCGGCGATCCGGGCGCGCGCCCGCTCCACCGCTTCATCCAGATTAGGGGCGGGAGGTTGGGCGGCGGTCATAGATCAGGCTCCAGCGCGTAGATTTCGACTTCTTCGCGCGTCATCACGTCGATGACTTGCTCTTCCTGCCTGTCCCAGATGACGAACAGGCCGTCCGACTCTGGGCCGCATGGGAACACCGTGAACCGCTCGCTCATGCCCCCTCTCCCTTGAGACGGGAGCGGGCGGATAGGGCCGCTTCCTGACACGTTCCACAGCAGGTGTTGCGCGCAATACTGGTCAGAACCTCCCGATCCTTCGCCCGTTCCGCCTCCAGCTCTGCGATGCGGGACACTTGGCGGTTTACAGTGGCCTCTGCCTCATCGGCTCGGCGCTTGGCGCTGGACAGTTCCGTCGACAGATTGAAGAGGACGTTTTCGCGCAAGTAGTCCTGCACGTCGTAGAGCATAGTCTCATAGACGGACTCCGTTGCGCGGCGCAGCATGTCGGGAGCGCGCTTGACAACAGCTTCCGTGATACGCTCGGCTTCGGCTTCCCAGCGCTCCACTTCCCCGCCCGTCTCGACCGTCTCTGGGTCGTCATTACACGCCAGACACGCATCCTCTGCGGCGAAGGAATCGGGCTTCGGGGCGGGCGGTTGAGGGAGGTGATGGTCGCACAGAGCGCAAGACCCAGTGCCGTCGCCGCAGAGGACATGCAGATGCATACAGGTCCCCACGTTCTCCTCAGTGATCGGTTGTCCGGGGGCGATCATCGGGCGCTCCTGATCTTGGCGAGGGTGGTGAGGGCTTGGTCCGCGATTTGGTCGTGGTAGGCGTGGCCCTCGTCTTTCGCTTGGACAAACGTCGGACGCATCGCCTCGATGGTGTGAACGCACCATTCCAACGCCCCCTCTGCCTCTTCCAGAAGGTCGAGGAGAGCGAGCATGGTCGCGGGGTTGGCGGCGGCGATGAAGGCGGCGTTGGCGATCTCTTGCGGTCTAGGATAGCGTTCCGGTGCCAACCCGGCCTGTTCAGGGTCTTCGGCGTCGTGGCCTGGCTGGCATATCGCCATGGCCCGATCATGGTCCGGTCCCCAGATGACACCTCGATAGCCGCAACGACAGGCAATGTCGTCTTCAACGCTTTTCAGGTGCTGGCAGAGAGACCACGGCCCGGCCGTCGCCGCTTCCGCCTTGGCGCGGAGGTCGGAGGTGTTGAGGGTGGTCATGCGGTTTTCCAAGGGGTCAGAGGGGTGTCATAGGCGAGCATCAGCGGGTGGCGCGGGTGACCGTCTTGGGCAGTGCCGAGACAGTGGAGCGTCACGCCCAAGTCGTTGGCGGCGCGGACGACCCGCTGGTAGCGTGACCGGTGCAGCTTCGGCAGCTTGGCCAGCGGTCCCCACGCGACGATGACGGTCTGCACGTCGCGCATGATTTCGCGGATATGCCGGTCGTTGTCCGGCCCGATGGGATCAGCGGCCTTCGCCAGCCCGCGCACGTCGGTTGACCGGAGCGCGAAGACATTCCCGACTGCGACCCAGCCGAAGCCGAGCCGGGCGCTGAAGCCCAGAACCTTGCGGACAGTCGGGTCGTCTTCGTTGGCGTCCGCTGTGGACGGGTTGACCATGATCCAGCCGACCCCGCCCGCGCCGCCGCCCTCAATGGCGTGACGTTCCAGCCGGTAGCGGTAGAGACCGCAGTCGGAGATGACGGCAGACCCGCTCACCCCGCACCCCCTTCCCGTGCACGGGCGGCAAGCATGGCGTCGGCTAGGGAATAGGCGCGTTGCGCCGCGTAACGTTCGCCATCGGGGCCGCGATAGTAGTTCTGGCCGGGGCCATAATCTTCGGACGCCATCAGCCCCGTCAGAACCGCCATAGCGAACCGATCTCGCAGGTCTTCGGTCATGAGGAGGCTCCGGCTTCGGTGAGGATCAGTGACGCCAGCACCTTGGTGTTTTCGCCGTGGGCGGCGGCATCGGCGGCGGCACGGGCGGCATCGGCGGCATCGGCGGCATCGGCGGCATCGGCGGCGGCACAGGCGGCACGGGCGGCACGGGCGGCGGCATAGGCGGCGGCACGGGCGGCAACCAAATCACCTTCGCCTCGCAACGCGGCCAAAACCTGGCCACAGACCATCTGCACTTGGTCCCAATATGCAGGGCGAGGTTCCGGCTGGACCGCCTCCGCAGTGGCGAGCGCCGATGTAATCAGGTGCGTCAGAAACCCAACGCGGACCCGCTCCCAGGCCGCATCGTCCAACACATGAAAGACGCGGATTGCCGGAGTGAAGGCCGAGGCAAATGCTCTCGGGTCTTCCATGCCGTCAAACAGCGTCCGAACCAGAGGAACCATCCATTGAGGCATGTGGACGGACTGGCAAGGAAAGTCGTCGTCGTCTCGAATGCCCGGCTTGGCGGACGACAAGGCGCAGACGATATGCGAGCCCGCATCAATCTCGCCGCCCCGCCAGTCGCCCCATTGACCAGCCCGCGCGACGCCCGCAGCAACGGCGCGATCGAGGTTATCGGCCCAAGTCAGGTTCGTGATTTCGTCGGTCATCTTCATCTCCGGTGCTACCGGCTCCTGGGTTGGCGGGATCATGCGGCTTGGTCCTGGGGGTGGGCGGGCCGATAGACCCAGGCTATGTGGGTCGAGAGCGTCAGCGGGATCTTCGCGATCTTGGCACTGGCGGCCTTGCGGCCGGACGACTTGCTGGACAGCTTGCAGAGGTTTTGGTCGAACCATTCCGCGCCCGCGCCATAGCCCTTGCGGCCCTCGGCTACGTCGTACGCCTTGACGCTCGCCGTCTGGAACGACCGGCCCGAGCCGTCGAAGCGGAAGCCGGGGACTTTGCGGCCGTCGTCGGCGGCCTGTCCGGCAAGGCGTGTGAAGTCGAGACCCGGCTTGTGGCGAGGATCGTCGGGATGCTTCCACCCGTGGCCGCTGCCCGGCAGTTTGGTCGCCTTAAGCGTCTGCGGCATAAGCGCCGGCACGTCGCCCCACAGGTAGTAGCTGCCGTAGTTCCAGGCGGCCGGTCCAACCCACGGGATCGCGCCCCGCACGTTCTCGACCACCATCGGGATCGGCGGCTGACCACGGGCGGCCCTGATATCGTTCGCTTCCCGCTGGATGCGGAAGCAGGCGTCGAACAGGGCTGTCAGCTCAGCGATCGTGCGCGAGCCCTTGTAGCCCGCCGGGAACTCGTCCTCGCCTCGCAGCGCCCGCGCTATCTGCTTGGCCCGGCTCCACGGCATCGCCATGTAGCTGAACTCGGTGCAGGGCGGACTGGCGACGATCAGGTCACCATCGGCCACGTCGGCACCGGTCAGGGCCGCCACGTCCGCGATGACTAGCTCGCCCGGATAGCTCTCATCGCCGTATTCGTGCGCCTCGATGTCGTAGCCACGGCAACGCCAGCCCTCGGCGAGCAGACCTTCCGTCCACCCGCCCAGGCCGCAGAAGAGGTCGATAGCCAAGGGTTTCATCCCCTCTCCCCCTGCTTCGGGCGGGAGGGGGAAAAGCCTCGGGAGCGGAGGGGGCGCTTTGAAGCTGGCCAACCGCCTGTGTGCTTCAATCGGATGCGATCGGCCTTGCGAACGGCGGTCGTCTCGCTGGCAGCCTTCTTCCGGTGCGGGGCGTAGAGAGCCGGGGCAAGGTTCATCTCCCTGTTCTCGCCACCCAAGGCCAGCGGCAGGACGTGATCCAGCTCCCAGCGGTCGCCGGCACGGATGATCTGGCCGGTGAGATGGCAGCGGCCGCCGTGACGCTCGAACACGCGAGCGCGGACGGCTTTTGGAGCGGCCGAGTCCGGGGTCCGGCCGATCCATTCGGGATTGCTGCGGCCGGTCATGCGGCCTCCGCACGGTCATCGTTGGCGGCGTCAAAATGCCGGACGGCGATGTCGTTCGCCGCGCACCAGGCCAAAATCAGCTCGATTAGGTCTGAGAACTCGGCCTTGGTCAGCTTGGAGGACCGCAGCCCCAGCGGGAGCATCGACGACCCGTCCAGCGTGGGGACGAAGCGGACCTCCCGGCCCAAGGCGGCGAGGAACAGGCACTTGTAGGTCTCGGCATCCATCTGGACGCCGTTGTGGACCGGACGGGCCTTCACGATCTGGCCTAGCAGGGACCACAGGGCCACGTTCTGGGCGTCGCTGCGCCTGGCGGGGCGAAGCTCCATCACCCAGGCCGCGCCGGGTTGCCACAGGCGCAGGGCCTTCTCGACCCATGCGTGGGCCTGATCCCGCGCGCCGGGTGTCAGGGTGATGGTGGGCCGGTCGGTCATGCTGCTGCCGCCAGCTTCGCGCCGAACCGCGATTGCAGGTCGTTCAGCCGGGCTTCAATCTCACCCAGGAAGGCGACGACCTCGCGCTCCAGCTCGGCGATCATCTCGTCGTCGCGGTCGATCCTGACCACGAACAGGCGAAGCTCCTCCGGAAGCCGGGGATCATAGCTGGCGAAGTCGCACCATGCGCGGCCAGCGCAGGCCATCTGCCACTGCATCTGGGTGATGTATTTCCCGGCGGGCTTGCCGCTGGTCAGGGTGTCGAGGTGCGTGGCCGTGTTCGGGGCCTTGATCTCCAGCATCCCGTCCGTGCCGACGAGCCCGTCCGGGCTGGCGCCGCTCTCCGGGATCTTCGGATGCACGATGAACCCGACCTGATCGACCCACGTCCCGGTCTGGAACTCGTATGCCTCGCGGGCGGCAGGCTCGTTGTCGGTGCCCCACTGCATCGCGGCATTGGTGAAGCTCTCGGTGCGCTGTCCGGTCAGGCGCTCGACGATCAGCTCGGCGGCATAGTTGGCGCGCGAGGTCGAGTAGCCCGACTTGGTCCTGGCGATCACGTCGGCGACGCGGGAGGCGGTCACCTTGCCTAGGCGAGCGGCGAACCATTCATCACTTCCCTGGACGATCATTGGGCTTCTCCCGAGCGGATTTCACGAGCGCGGGCTTTCCACGCGCGGACCACGGCATCGGCGTCGTTCCGGTCCAGTTTCTGGACGGTCGGGTCGTTCTTCTCCTTCCACGCGGTCAGGTCGGCGAGCGAGGCGCATTCCGCGATGCTGTTAATCGCCGCCTGCGCCGCGCCAGAGATCGGCAAGTCAGGGCGGGACGTCGCCGCTCCGTCGTCCTCGCGGTCAGTCGTCGCCAGACCCAGCGCCAGCTTGAGGGTGTAACGCTGGAGGTAGGTCGTCGCCGATCCGATGGCCTGGATATCGTTCTTGTTGCCCGACGTGTCGTTGCTGGCGGCGAGGGTCGTCTCTTCGGAGTAGCCGTCGCGGTGCGCCAGAATGCACGTCACGGTCACGCGCCCGCCGTCCTGAGTGGCGCGGTAGCGATACGACAGGCCGTTTTTGTCGAGTGCCGGGCCGACCGCGTTGGCGATGTTGGCGAGGCTTTCGTGGCGGTAGTTGGTGCGGCCCTTCTGCGACGTGAAATCGACCTCACGATCCTTCATGATGGGGCCGATTTCGCCCTTGGCGGCGGCAACGGCGTTGTCGAACGCCTTGCGGGCCATGTTGGCGTCGTAGCGTTCCTGGAGGGCCATCAGCCGCTCCAGAACCTCGACGCTGGCGCCCGACGACAGGGCGCGGTCGATCATGGCGAGGGGCGTCAGAATGGCCGTTTCGGCGACGGGGGTCGGTTCAGGCGCGAGGGCCACGTTGCTAGCGGTCATGCGGGTTCTCCCGATGATCGACCGGCGTCAGGACGTAGACGGCCAGCCGGTAGAGGGTCAGGGCGATCAGCACCCCGAGCCCGGTGAAGAAGACAGCGGCGGTCAGTTGTTCGATGACGCTCACGCCTGCACACGCGGCACGGCCGCCCATGTCGGGATGGCGAAGTCTGGACGACGGCGGGCCGGGCGCGGGGTGTAAATGGCCTGCGCCGTGACGGTGAGACGTTCGATCCTCAGTCCGTCGTGAAGGTGCGCGTTGTCCTTGGCCCAGGCGCGGGCCGAAGCCTCGTCGCCAAAGGTGTAGACGACACGGCCGACGCCGTTGATGGCCTGATAGTCCGTGCGGATGGTGCGGGTCATTGGACGTTCCCAGGGTCGTAGGCCGTGGCGGTCACGGCGTTGCGGAAGCGGGCGATCTCCGGGTCCTTCGCGGCGTCGGCCATGAAGTCCTCCAGCATCGCCGCCACGTTCCGGCTGATCTGCTTTCGAGCGGCGCGGGTCTGGAGTGCCGGGATCAGGGCGAGGTGGAAAGCGAGGTTGCCGACCATCGCCAGAACCATCTCGTCCGCGTCGAACGACATGCCGTTTTCGTGGAAACAGTAGGCCTGGATGGCGTTGCTGACCGCTTCGGCCAACCCGCCGTCGAAGGCTTCCGAGCCGATGATGTTGTGCTGGGTCATGCGGCTGCTCCTGCGGGCCGCGCGGCGATGTCCACCATCAGGGCCAAAACCTGAGCGGGGGTCTGCCATCCGGCTACGGTGTCGCCGCAATCAAGGCGGATCATTTCGCCCCCGTTTGGCCATGCGGCGACTTCGGCCGTCGCCGAATGCGGCACTGGGCCGGGGCCTATGCGGTGATCGTAGTTGTCGCTGTAGTTGCCGCCGCCGAACTGGACGCTGACGGTCCACCCGTTCTCGAAGGTGACGTGAAAGCCCTTCTGCTCACAGATCGCGAAACCGGGCGGGCGGGTGCGCATCTGTCCCATCACGCCGCCCTCGCGCTGGCCACCGGAGGCGGCGTCGGTTCGTCGTCGTTCTCGGCAGCTTCCTTGGCCAGACGTGCGGCCATGCGCTTGGCGGCGAGAGGCAGACGGCAGCGAAGGGCCTCCAGCTCGATCCGCAGACCGGACAGGGCCTGCCGGTCCAGATCGGCCGCTTCCGGCTCCATCTTGTCGCGGGGGTAGCGGTCGAAGGACTCTTCCAGTGTGTCGATGGCCTCGCGGAGAACGTCGAAGGCCAGCGTGTCGCCGGTCAGGTCGGCAAGGGCCTTCACCGCCGGATCGTTGGGGAAGGCCTCCGCCATGACGGTCGGCATGACGTCGCCGATAGGGGTGAGGCCGCTCATGCCGCCACCCGATCGCCAGCGTTGAACGGGTATTCGTCGCTGGCCCGGATGCGCTCCAGCCGAGCGGCCTCCGCAGCGGCCTCACGCGCCTTTTCCTCGGCCTGACCGCGCAGGAAGCGTTCCGCCCACGTCAGGCCCTCGGCCTCGTTTATGGCGACCTGTTCCTTA